TAAGAATATAGTTAATTCCAATAACAAGAAAAAAGGTGGTGAGTATACCCTTGTGCTGCAGCAAGACGGGTTTGGAAGCAGAAGTGTTACATTTGAAAGTGATTATGTATTTCCAACTGTGTATTTGGGCACAGTGTCTGCAGCCTCACTATATGGCACAGGGTACAACACTTCTGGTCAACTGGGCTTAGGAAATACTAGCAATAGAAATGTATTTACTGCATTAACTGGCAATTGGTCACAGGTGATTTGTAGTACTGCTCATACCATGGCTCAGAGTGCCGGTACCACCAATTGGTTTGGTACAGGGTATAATGGCTTTGGACAATTAGGCTTGAATGATAATAGCAACAGAAATGTATTTACTGCATTAACAGGCAATTGGTCACAGATGGTGTGTGGTGGTGCTTATACCATGGCTCAGAGTGCCGGTACCACCAATTGGTTTGGTGCGGGTTTTAATTTTAACGGTGCATTGGGCCTTGGGGATAATAGCGATAGAAATGCACTCACACCGCTCACAGGCAATTGGTCACAGATGGTGTGTGGTGGTGCTCATACCATGGCTCAGAGCGCTGGCACCACCAAATGGTTTGGCACAGGTAGTAATAGCCAAGGTCAATTGGGACTAGGCGATGATGGCGCTGGTACCAATAGAAATGTATTCACACCACTCACAGGCAATTGGTCACAGATGATATGTGGCAGGGCACACACCATGGCATTGTCTGCTGGTACCACCAAATGGTTTGGCACAGGTGCAAATGGTTACGGTCAACTGGGTCTAGATGATACTATCATCAGAAATGTATTTACTGCATTAACTGGCAATTGGTCGCAGATGGTTTGTGGTGCAGAGCATACTATGGCGCTAAGTGCTAATAACAAGTGGTTCAGTACTGGTAGGAATGTTGAAGGTCAACTAGGTCTAAATGATAATAGCGATAGAAATGTATTTACTGCATTAACTGGCGATTGGTCGCAGATGGTGTGTGGTTATTCTCATACCATGACCCAGAGTGCAGGTACTATCAAATGGTTTGGCACAGGACAAAATTTTTATGGTGAATTGGGTCTTAGTGACAATAGCAATAGAGATGTATTTACAATATTAACTGGTGATTGGTTACAAATGGCAAGCTCTTGTAATTGTATTCATACTATGGCTTTTGATCTGACTACTACAGACTCATACAGGACCAATGTTGTTGCTCCAACTGCTCTGAGTGTGACTGTGATTCGCTTCACATGTGATGGGAGCAAGTTGTATGGCAAGCCAACACCTTATTATTATGAGAGAGACACAATTTGGACGTATTTTGCAGGCCCTGGTCTGATCTTCACACCCAGCCCGGCTGAATTCTATATCAATGATTACTTCATACCCATCAATGGACTCACAGTCGCAGGTGTGGTGGTCCCAGCACAAGGGTATTCTGATGGTGGTGGCATAACTGTAGTAGAGGGGCTTCCATCCTAAATAATAACATATGATGTCATGTAGCGATGTGGAACCAGTGAGTGCTTTTTATAGCACCAATCTTCAATCCAAGATTGAAAGTTACGACAGATTGGGTGCACGCATTTGTCGTGCTCTTGGTGCACCATTGATCAACATTGAAATTCATGCAGATCAATTGAATGAGTTTATTAGCATTGCTTGTGAAATGTACACAAAGTTTGCAGGATACACACAAGAGTATCTGGTGTTTGATAGCAAGCTGTACGACCCAGGTGCAGGCTTGCGACTGGATGTTCTTTTCAGTCTAACAAAAGATTTTAATTTTAGAGCCAGGTTTGAGAATGTTTCCAATGATATCAGAGCACTATACAACGTTGGAAGAATGGTCATTGGTGATCCAAAAAACCCATACTTGTATCAAGTGTTTGATCAAAACAAACCCAGAGAATTGGAATTGCTGAACAGCTACGATTATTTGATTGATAGTTACCGCAAGGTAACAGATGTGTTGGATTTTGAAGAAGGAAGTTCAGATGGCATTAACACCCTGTTAACAATTGAACAATCTTTGGCGCAACAAACCTACTTCAGCTACTCTCTAGGCAATTATGGGTTTGATTTGATCAGTTGGTACACATTGAAAAATTGGCTTGATACCCGTGAAAAGGTTTTAGCATTGCGTCGTGATGTGCGCTTTGATCCACGCACACAATACATGCAGATGTTCCCTGAACCCCGCAACACACATTTCTATGGCATTGTGACTTGCTATGTGGAAAGACCTTTAACAGACATTATCAAAGAGCAGTGGGTGTATCAATATGCACTTGCATTGACTAAAATAGCCATTGGCACAGTGCGTGGCAAATATCAAGGCACACAATTGTTTGGTGGTGGCATTATTAATGCTGCAATTCTGGAAGATGGTAAAACAGAAAGAACAGAATTGGAGAGAAAATTATACGAAAGTGCACCAGGATTCGGGGATGCAGCACCCCCAGAATTCTTTGTAGGTTAACTTGAAACTCACAGTCAAAAATACCAAGTATGTGCAAGGCATTTTCAAGCCCACACACATGGAGAAATACAAAGGCCATGATTTGCCCAGATATCTGAGCAGTTGGGAATTGAAATTGTTTCGCTGGTGTGATATGAATCCCAATGTGTTGGAATGGGGCAGTGAATCCATTGTTATTCCATATGAAAGTCCTATTGATAGAAAAGTGCACAGATACATTGTGGATGCAGTGGTGAAACTCAAGACTGCCACCGGCATAAAGAAGTATCTCATAGAGGTAAAGCCCTACAAACAGACCATAAAACCAGAGCAAACCCCTGGCAAACACAAGAAGACGTTGCTTTATGAGCAATTGACCTATATACAGAATCAGGCGAAATGGGAAGCGGCTAAATTCTATGCAAAGAAATATGGCTTCGAATTCACCATTTTAACTGAAAAGGAACTCAGGAAATAAGTGAAATCTGATATAAATAATAATATGGCCTTACGCTTATTAGTTGAGACACCAGCACCTGAAGACCAATACGAATACGTGGTCGAAGAAAAAAGTGGCAATCAACCCAGCACCATGTACATCAAGGGACCATACATGCAGTGTGAAGAGGTTAACAAGAACAAGAGAGTTTATGATTCCGGTGAAATGGACAAAGAAGTTAACCGTTACATCAATGAAATGGTGAGAACAAACCGTTCCATGGGCGAATTGAACCATCCCACGCAGGCTGAAGTTAACCTGGAGCGTGCCTGTCATTTGGTAACTGAACTCAACCGCAGTGGCAATGTTTATTATGGCAAATCCAAAGTGCTCACCACACCCATGGGACAGATTGTTAGAAGCTTGATCAATGATGGTGTGCGTGTAGGCATGAGTTCTCGTGCCCTGGGAAAACTGGAAGAGTGTGGCAATGGTGTGAACCGCGTCAAGGACTTTCGTTTGGTTGCAGTGGATTGTGTTGCTGATCCAAGTTTTCCCAAAGCTTTCGTCAATGGCATTCTTGAATCCAAGCAATTTGTAGTAACCCAAGATGGTCACTACGAAGAATATTATGATTCATTTTCCGACAGACTTCGCAACCTGCCTCGCAGAGATGTTGAAGGTTATCTCAAAGAACAAATTCTGGAGTTCTTTGGCAAGATCAGCAAAGTGCTCTAATGAATATCTCCCAGCCATTCACACCTGCTGTTATTTCGGTTGGTTCAACCCAACAAAAGCCTGAATTGGCTGCCCAACTGGCCATGAAGTCACAGAAGAAGATGAAACCTGCCATGGTTGTTGCAAAAGATGAAGAATGCTATGAAGATGAAACAGGTTATGTCAACATGTGCAAAAAATGTCGTAAAGATTCACAGAATTTCGTAGGCGCGCACTATAAATATAACAGTATGCAAGAGAGAGTTAATATTGTCAACTTTTTAAAGTTTTTGAACGAGAAAAATTATGCTGAGGCGCATAAATATTTAAAGAAAGTTATGGAAATGAAATTAGCTAAGCGCATTGCACTAAATAAAAATGTGAGGTTATTTTAATTTATGACAAAAGACATCAAAACTATTCTAAAAGAAGCAACACAAGATCTTCTCTCTGAGGAAGTTCTTAAGGAAATCGAAGCAGCATTTAATTCTGCTATTTCTGAAAAAGTGCAACTTCACGTTACAAAAGCTCTTACCGAACAAGATGAAGATTACAGCAGCAAGCTAGAGCATCTTCTGGAAACCATCGATGCAGATCATACATCCAAGCTCGAAAAAGTTGTTGAAGCCATTGATGCTAACCACACAGAGAAATTAAAAGCTCTTGTGGAGAAGTATAGCAACGCTCTCAGCAAAGAAGCCAAAGCTTTCAAAGACAGCACCATTGACAATATTAGCACATACCTTGAAGCGTATATCGACGAGACATTGCCTGCTAATGAAATTAAGGATGCTGTTAAGAATCGCAGAGCCTTGGAGGTTCTCGATCAACTAAGATCCATTTTGGGCGTTGATGCCGCCCTGGCGAAAGAAAGTGTTCGCGAAGCCATCGTAGATGGAAAGCGTCAATTACAAGAAGCTTCTGAGAAGCTTGAAGCCGCTAACAAAGAGTTAGCTCAGGTTAAGGCACAACTCGCCACGCGTAATGCGGAACTTACACTCGAAAAGAAGACTGTAGGTTTATCCGCTCGCAAGAAAGAGTATGTGAACAAGGTGATGAAGACCAAGAGTAGCGAATTCATTACTGAGAACATTGATTATGCCTTGAGCTTATTCGATAAGACAGAAAAAGAGCGGCTTCAAAATATTAAAGAGGAAGCGGTGCAAGATGCAGCTGCAACACAAGTGGATCGTCCAGTAATGGAAGAGACAGAAGTTGTTGCTGAATCAGTCACCAACCCTTACCTCAAAGAACTTTCTAAGTACTAATTAGTACTAGTAAAGAAGTTAAAGAGGCGCAAGCCTGATTTATATTGTAGATTTTATATATTCTACAGGTCGAAAATAAAGGAGAACTAATAATTATGAAATCAATCAGACCTACACAGTCTTACATTGATGAGTCTCGCGCACAAGCGTTGCTCGAAAAGTGGAAACCAGTTTTGGATTACACTTCGGCCAACGTTAAAGCCATCGAAGATGATCATACTCGTTTGAACACAGCCATGCTCTTGGAAAACCAAGAAGCTTGGTGCGTCAATGAGGCTAATCAATCGGGTGGTGGTGCCGCTGGCACAGGTTCTGTCTTCGGCTCCAACGCCACAGGTAACTACGGGAACCAAATTCCCAATAGCTCACCTCAAGGTGATTGGTATGCTCAAGGCGATGCTCGTTTGCCTAAGATTCTCATTCCAATGATTCGTAGAACGTTCCCCGAGTTAATCACCAATGAAATTGTAGGCGTACAGCCCATGGGTGGACCAGTTGGTCTAGCCTTTGCTTTACGTTACAAGTATTCTCCATATCAGCTTGGCAACGATGGCATCGATGGTTCCGGCACAAATGCTGGCAATCTTCTTGCCAATCCCCAACAAGCATCGCTTAACAAGGAGCTTGGTTACCAATACCTCGACACCCGCTACACTGGTACATCCAGCACCACCCTAACCGGTGGCGCACCTGGGACAGACGCCGCAAGCCTCTTCCCTTGGATCAACCAAGATAACGGTGTGGCTCAACTTCTCAGCCAGTTCGAATTGACGGGCAAAATCCCTCAGATCGAAGTCAGCTTTGAAAAGACAGCCGTCGAAGCCGGTACCCGCAGACTCGCTGCTCGCTGGTCGGTAGAACTCGAACAGGATCT